GAGCCGCCATTAAATCCCGCATGACACCCATACGTCATACATACATGACATGTCACATCACGTCCCATTCGTTGCCCGATAGCACCATTTCGGTCGATGTCAAATTTTCGATCCAATTAACGGTCAATTGCAAGTGCAACAAGCCTCGCATACAAGGCGCACCTGCACCATGAGGGGTGCACGGGGGGGTGCACACGCATGTATGTCTATGATTCTATGACTGTAGGGACAGAGCCATCATTTTTTGTGATGGGGGTATATGTTTTTATGATACGTAGGTTGCCAGTGTCCTTAGGATTTGGGGGTTGTCGAATGCTCTGGCTAGGGCTGTGTTGCAGTTGTTGCAAAGTAGGCCTCTGATGCGTCCTGTTTTGTGGTCGTGGTCTATGTCTAGGTGTCGGGGGAGTTCGTTTTCGTGGATTCCGCATCCTGCACATCTGTAGTTTTGTGTGGCCCTTAGTTCTTCCCATTGTTTGATTGTTAGGCCGTACCGTTGTTTTATTTTTCGTTTTCGGTTGCGGTTGGTGTGGTCGGGGTGGTCTTTTTGGTTTTTCAGGTAGCAGGGTTTACAGCGTGTTGACCAATATGTTTTGTTGCGTTGGTGGTGTGTCCACTTATAGAACTGGTCTATGGGCTTGTGTTTGCCGCATTTGACGCATTCTTTGGTTTCCACGGGTGGTCACCATTTAACTTTGTGTGACCAGTATCTTGCGCTTAGTTTGTCTGGGTTGGAGTCTTGTGCGTTGTGTCGTGCATAGTACGACTTTCTGCGTGCTTTGTCTTTAGCGGTTTTTGGTGCTTTGCCTGCACCTTTAACACCTTGTTGTCCGAATCGTATTGTTTTGATTTGGTCGCCTTTTTTGGCTACGACTACGTGTGATTTGGTTGGGTGGTTGGGTGTCCGTTTCGGTTTGTTGTAGCCGCTGACTCCCGCTTTCTTTAGACGTGGATCTGGTTTCTTAGCCATCTTATTTCTTCTTTTTCTTTTTGACTGGGGGTTTCGGGGTGGTTCCACGTGCGCTGGCCCCAGCCTTTTTTGCGGCTGGTGTGTTTGCTACGAACTGTTTACCTGCTTTGGATCCTGCTTGTTTCTTACGGTTGGTAGCGGCTTTCTGTGCAGGGGTCAGTTTGTTCCATGCTTTTTCTGGCAGGTACCTTGTGGTACCGCCAGCACGTTGCGCTTTTTTACCGTCGCTGGTGCGCCACTTTTCTTTAGTCCACTTATCTAAGTCTTTTTGGGACTTTGCCTTTGCCATTACTATTACTTTCGTCTGGATTTGCGTGCGACTGCTTGTGCCGCTTTCCCTAGTTCTCCGTAATGATATAGCCGTTTGCTTGACGCTGTGTGTGTCGCCCCGCTGTGAACCTGACCGTTAGGCATCTTGTGAGACTTCCCTTTATGGGGTTTGCCATCTTTAGAGTAATGCTGTCTCATTAGTTTCTGTAACCCCCGCCCTTGGCTTTGTATTGTTTCGCTAGCATCTGGGCTTTACGTGCAGACCATTGGCCTGCTTTACCACCTTTGGAGCCTGCCTTAATCTGGTTGAACAACTGTTTACGCATCGCAGGCTTCGTATAGTTACCTGCCGCATTAACAGTGGACTTTTTCTTTTGTGCCATTACTTCTTCTTTTTGTAAGAACTGCGCCCCATAACAGTGTTCTTCTGTGATGCTTTCTTCATAGGCATCTTCTTACTGGACTTCTTATGGTACGGCATCACAATTCCCTTCTGATAATTAGATTGAATCGTGTCAGCCACCCCAACCTTTGGTTGTTGTGTCTGCCACTCTATTCACTATCCCTATATACAAGACAGCATCGTTCTAAAAAAATACGGAAAAATCTTAAAAAACATCTATCACTTTTAGAGATAGGGGCATACACAAAACAGATAACCCAACGATTAGAACGATTCCCCATAAGACATGAGCACATCAGAGACCTTGCTAGATCCACGACAAGAGCAATACCTCAACTGGCTTCTCACACCAGCACACGAACGCCAACCCAGTTCACAACAAAAATACTGTGACCTACACAACATCGACCCAACCACAGTACGACGCTGGCAAAAGAAACCACACTTCATAAAAGAATGGGACAAACGGGTCGAAGAACTACAAGGTAGCCCTGAACGTACCCAACGCATCCTTGATGCGTTGTACGAGAAGGGCTTGGACGGTGACGTGCGGGCGGCGAAACTTTATTTGGAGGCCACACACAGGTTGATTCCAACTAAGGCTGTGGAACAGAAAGTCACAACCAGCGAATTGTCTGACGAAGAGTTGGACGAATTAATTGCCAAGGTTGCTGACAGGGAGAAAACCCAACGGTTAAAGGCTGTCTAGGTGTATAGTGTATTCGATTGAGTGCATGGCTTGTGGCACAGAGTATCCACCAATTGCTACACGTTGGCGTTGCCCTATGTGTGGGTTTAAGGATTCGTGCTGTGAGGGTGAGCCTCAACGACGCAAATTAGAACGACCCAACAGAAGTAAGAAGTATCGTTTAACAGAGGAAGATTTTTATGTCGATTAGCAACTATGCAGAAAACAAACTGCTAGATACTTTGGGTAACAACGCTTTTAGCGTTTCCGTTGTGTATCTCCAGTTGCATACAGGTGATGCAGGTGAAGATGGAACTGCAAATGTGGCTGGCGAAACAACCCGTCAGACCGTCAGTTTCGGTTCTGCTTCCAGCGGTTCAATTACCAGTTCAGGTACAGTCACATGGACAAACGTATCTACAGCCGAAACTTTGAGTCATTGGTCGGCTTGGGATGCGGCTTCATCAGGTAACTGTCTGTGGACTGGTGCGCTCAGTGGATCTGCTACGGTCGCCGCAGGCGACACGTTCCAGATCACTAGCCTGTCACTAACTCTGGACTGATATGACTTCCACCTCATCCTTTCCTACTTCCAAGGACACAATTGATCGCAAGAGTCCTACGGACACTTTGTCGGGCCATTCCGATCTCCACGATCGTCTGGCCGATTCAATTGAACATTTGCAAGACAAGGTTGGTATTGACAGTGATTCCACTACATCCAGCCATGACTACAAGATCACCCAGTTAGAAAGTACGGCACTCACAACTGCCACTACTTTCGGTGGAGATGTGTCAGGAACGTACAACAACATTGTTGTTGGTGATGATTCGCATAGTCACGACACTGCGTACTACACAGAAGGCGAGATTGACACAAAACTGACCGAAGCAACCAGCACGGTCACTGGCTTGTTCAAGGGCATCCGAGGTTCTGGTTCTTACGCAGTAAACGACGAGGGCTTTGCCACCGTTTCTTTTGGTGTCACTCTTGGCAGTACCCCTATAGCGGTTTTTGTTCAAACCACCAGACAAGACACGACTGGTACTGGTGGAGGCGAGTACGTTCTTGCTTTGCCTGTCACGGCTTTCTCAACCACTAGCCTCACCTTCAGGGCTTACGAAGTGAATGTTGCAAACAGCAACAACGACAGCGAAGTCAGCACAATCTTCACAGGCAACGCAGGCAGTATCCTTGTTCATGCAAGTTGGTTGGTGATCCTCTAGGTTCCAGTATGGCTACAAACTTCCCGACATCTGCGGACAGCCTGACTAATCCTACGTCGTCTGACACGTTGGACTCGCCTGACCACGCTGGTCAGCACACCGACGCTAATGATGCGATTGAGGCTATTCAGACTGCGTTGCTGGATGGGTCACCGTTTCATATCGATGACGCTAATGGGCGTGTAGGGATTGGCACCGATAGTCCTGCGAACACGTTGCATCTTTCGGATACTGGGTCTGAGAAGATCCGTATTCAAGACACCAACGCTACGGGCACCAGTGCCTACATTTCGTTTTACGACGCAACGGAACGTGTCGGCTACATAGGCTACCCAAGTAATGACGACATCTATATCAATAATGAGGCCGCTTCTGGGAAGATTTTGTTGCGGACGAATAACAGCACACGATTAACTATTGAGGCTGATGGCACTATCAAGGCTGGTAGTTACATTGTTTGGGATCGCAAGGATCTGCGTGGTGCCGCTATACAGTTGTCACTAAATAGCACGGGATACGGTACGATTTCTCACGGTTTGGGTAACACCCCTGATTTTGCGTTTGTGGGTGCTAGGGCTACGTTGTCCAGCGGTGGCGATAACCAGTTAGCGTTCCCGATTACGGCTTACAGTTCGTCAACTCTTACAGTCCGTGGTTATGAGATCAACGGTAACGGGAACTCTAACTACAGTTCGTCAACGATTTACAACGCAACTGCGTATGTGTTCTGGCTGGCAGGATTCTTCTCATAATGGACATGAACCTTGACCCGCACCCAGCCATCGTGCCTGACAACATGGACGAGTACCGTTTGAACAAATTGCGTTTCTGGAGAGATGAGTTTCTTCAGGAGTGTGACTGGACGCAACAGCCCGACATCACGATGTCGGACGAGTTGCGTTCCGAATGGGCGACATACCGTCAGCAGTTGCGTGACTTGCCAGCGGTAGTTGACATACCTGTCCCTTCGGTGGTGACATTCCCTGATAAACCCACAGCGACCTAGCCATGTCTACTCGCCAGTACAACGACAGCGGGTACTCCTATAGTTCGTCGGAAGTTTCGTACAACGGAACCCCCCAGTTCACGACACACACCGTTACCGCCTCTGCCTCAGGTACAGGTTCCTCTAGTGCCACTGGTCTACGCACGACGTTTGTGTCTGCCACAGGTAGCGGTACTGGTTCCCAAACCGCAACTGGTTTACGCACATCCCTAAGGACTGCAACAGGATCAGGTGCAGGAACCCAAACGGCCAGCGGTGTACGCACCGCACTCAGGACGGCCAGTGCTTCTGGAACTGGTGGCTCCAACATTGTTTCTGCTGTCGCCCACCTCAGAGCCGCTAGTGCATCAGGTACAGGTGGACAGACAGCAACAGGTTTAAGAACCGCAATCGTTACTGCTTCGGCAACAGGCACAGGTTCCAGTGCAAACACGACGTTGCGTACTGCTATTAAAACTGCGACAGGTTCAGGTACAGGCGGTTCAAGCGTCACAGATCTTTTAACATCGGGACGTTCTGCTACTGGCAGTGGAGGGGCAACATCAGGAGATTCGGCTGACGGCGTTCGCACAACATTTGCTACTGCTACGGGTTCTGGTGTTGGTTCTAGTTCAATTGTTGTTCTACGTACTTTGCTACGTACCGCCGTGGGTGCTGGTGTTGGCGGAAGCACCAGTGATGAGTTGTACACGGCGTTGCGTGTAGCATTGCCTTCGGCGGGCAACGGCACTACAGATAAGGCCATTTGGAAAGCAAAGGTTTCTACTTTAGATATGGTCATCGTTATGCCACCAAAACGAATACAAGGTGCTAGACCATACGCAATTAAGAGGTGACATGGAATTAAATGAATTGTTGTATGAACGTGAATGGCGTTCATGCAAAGGCGGGGAAACACAGGAAGAACAAATCGAAGGGTTCTTCTATTTCTGTGAGAACTACTGGTTTATCCGCCACCCTGAACGGGGGCGGATCTTGTTTGAATTACGTGAAGCCCAGCAAGAAACAATTGAATCGTGGCATACACAGCGTTACAACATTGTGTTGAAGGCACGCCAGATCGGGTTCTCCACTCTGGCGGCGGCTTACGCCTTTTGGCTCGTGTTCTTTTGGCCTGACAGATTTATTGTCATGCTGTCACGTACCGAGCGTGAAGCGGCAAAACTGTTGCAGAAATCTAAGTACGGTTACCGTTGGCTACCGCTCTGGATGAAAGAACGTGGCCCCACACAAATCACTGACCACCAATTAAAGATGGTGTTCGACAATGAATCAGCAATTGAATCATTGCCATCCAGCAATGATCCTGCCCGTGGTGAATCGGTGTATCTGGTGATCGTAGACGAGATGGCGTTCTTGCCGAACCCTGAAGAAGCGTGGGCTTCTATTGAACCTATTGCTGATGTCGGTGGACGCATTATCACCCTGAGCACGGCGAACGGATCAGGTAACTTCTTTCATCAAATGTGGGTTGGTTCCCAGACAGGAACCAACCTGTTCACAGGATTGTTTTTTCCGTGGTCGGCTGGTGACCGTGACGAATCATGGTACGAAACCAAAGCACGCACCACACAGTTATGGCAGTTACATCAGGAATATCCACGTTCTCCTGAAGAAGCATTCATCAAGTCTGGTAACCCAGTGTTCGATGTGGATGCGTTGGATTATGTAGAACCTGTTGAACCAACAGTGGGCGATTTAATTTACGAACTAGAAGAACCAACCTTCTTCAAGAAGGGCCGTGATGGTGGCATGTCTGTCTGGGAAGAACCTGAGACAATGGCTGTGTATGTCATAGGGGCTGACGTGGCCGAAGGCTTATCGTATGGTGACTACAGTTCTGCCCACGTAATTAATGCTGGCACAGATGAAGTTGTTGCTAGTTGGCACGGCCATGTAGCCCCCGACATCTTTGGTGTGATTCTTGCCGAGTTAGGTTGGTGGTACAACAATGCGTTAATTGGTGTGGAGAACAACAACCATGGTTTGACAACGCTGAAAGCGTTGCAAAAATACGGATACAAGAATATTTATAAGCAACGCAGGCAGACACAAGCAAGGGCTAAGGCTACGGATGTGTTGGGTTGGCGTACCAGTTCCACAACAAAACCATTAATGATTGACGAATTATCTGCTGTCCTTAGGGAGCAACAATTGTATGTTCCTTGTCGCAAAACTATTGGTGAACTGAGGACATTTGTTCGCAAGTCAAATGGCAAAATGTCTGGGTCTCCCCATGACGACCGTGTGATTTCGCTGGCTATTGCTAACCAGATGTTGAAATATGTTTGGCTACCAGAGTATGACTCTGGTCTTGCTGTACCCAGAAACAGTATGTTGTGGTGGGAACAATTTATCCACACCGATGTTGCGCCTGCACGTGCTCCGATTGGTTCATTTAATGTTCGAAATAGTCAGGATTCGTTTTAGAACGATCTAATTTTATAGTGATGAATACTTTTACTTGTTTGGAATGCAACAAACAGTTTCAAAATGAGGGGCTTCCTCGTCGTGGGGCTATTTGTTTCAGATGCCACGTCAAAGGAATTTCGTTTGGTTTCCAGCAGGGACAACAAATGTTCCACGACAAAACAATTAAAGAGCAAGAGCGGGAGATAATTGATTCCGCTAAGCGTGATGGTCGTGACATTGAGTATGTCGGCAGTAGGTGGGTTTAATGAACTGGCAACTGGTTGCCGCTGGCATCGAAATGTTTGGTGCTCTGTTTGCGTTCTTCGCTTCTCTCATTTGGGCGTACATGACTGGTGTAATTTGGCGCAGGCTTGCGCCAACAGTGTTGCTGTTGGCTGTCGGCATGTTTGCATTCACGAACGCTAACTATGCGTTCTTTCAGATCATGCGCTATTCGATGCCACAGTTTGATCCTCCTGTGTACGGGTACGACTTGTATAACAGCCCGTATGAGAACGTGATTCTGTGGATGCAACAGTTGGCGACAGTAATCATTCCGTTGTCAGCGATTTCGACGTGGTTCATGATGAGTAAGACAAGGATGAGTAGACGTGCTGGCTGACGGTTTGTACACGTTCGGTGATGGGGCTGGCGGGATGATCGTGTTGATGTCTGCGATCGTCCTGTATCTGACTGGCCGTATCACCACTGGGACACGGGTCGGTATTGCGTTATGCAATATTTGTTGGTGGGCGGCACTGTCCATCATGTTCGTGTCGTTCATCTATTTTGCGTTTTGGATTGACCCAGATATAGGGATGGCAACCCGTGGGTGGTTCAAAGCATCTTCTGGTGTGTGTGCATTCATGTCAGGTGCCCTAGGTATGAGGTTCGTCATTCTGTTGCGGAGATGGAGATGACACATGGAAGAAACAACAGCACAAGCATCAAGCACAGGCATAGGTATGGCGGAACTGCTGGCGCAGTTCGGTGCGGCCAGTGCGTTCGCTGGAATATTGGTCACGCTGTTATGGCGGGTCATTCTTCAAGCCAGAGAAGAAAGAG